TGTGCCAATTTATGACGAAGAATTTAAAACAATTTCTGGATATTATCCTATTTTGCCACAACGTACAGAACTAGTGTCTGTTAATAATGAACCGTGGCTAAGATACACGTTTAGTAGCGGAGAACACGCAGCAATAGAGCTTTCAAAAGTTGGAATTTTAACACAATACCAATATGAAAAAGACTTTTCTGGAGATGGTAACAAAGCACTAATGCCGACATTAAACCTCTTAGAGTTGCAAAAGCAAGGAATGGAAGAAGGCATTAAGCAAAGTGCGATGATTCGTTTTATGGCTAAAATAGGCACGACGCTAAGACCAGAGGACATTCTTAAAGAGCGAGAACGATTCAGTAAAGACAACTTAAGCAATGATAATTCTAGCGGTGTAATGATGTTTGATGCAAAATATTCGGACGTTAAGCAGATTGATAGCAAGCCTTTTATCGTAGATGCGGATCAAATGAAGATAATTCAAAACAATGTATTTAATTACTTTGGCACAAATGAAAAAATATTGCAAAACAGCTTTTCAGAAACAGAATTCGATGCATATTACGAAGGCAAGCTTGAGCCTTTTGCATTGCAACTGTCTTTAGTCATGACGAATATGACATTTACTGAAAAAGAAATAGCGTTTGGAAATCAAATTTTCTTTTCTGCTAACAGAATGCAATATGCAAGCAACGCAACTAAACTACAGGTATCAACCCAGTTGTTTGATAGAGGACTGCTTACAAACAATCAGATTATGGATATCTGGAACTTGCCAAACGTTGAAGATGGGGATAAGCGCTATATACGTCGTGAATATGTAGAAACAAGCAATTTAGATAAAGATATATCAGGCGGCGCAGAACACGAGCCAGAAGAAACAGGAGGAGAATAAGTTGCCAATAAAAAAAGATAGAGAATACAGAAACTTGCAGATGCTTGAACCGCTCGAAACAACACAAGAAGAATACAAAGTAAGCGGCGTTGCAACAACATTTAATAAACCTTATGAGCTGTATGAGTATGACGGAATAAAGTTTTATGAAGTCATTGACCGCCATGCATTAGATGCAGCCGATATGAGTGATGTTATATTCCAATATGACCATAGAGGAAAAGTTTTAGCACGAATGTCAAATGGGACATTAAATGTAGAGCCAACAGACCAAGCACTAACGATGCAAGCGGACTTGAGTAAGTCAGCCGCAAGCAAGGACATGTATGAGGAAATAAAGAATGGCTTGGTTAACCGTATGAGTTGGGCGTTCACGGTTGAAGAAGAAAGCTACAATCAAGAAACACGAACAAGAACAATTTTGAAGGTCAAGAAAGTTTATGATGTGTCCGCAGTTTCAATTCCAGCTAGTCAGGACACTGAAATAAGCGCTCGTTCCTATGCTAAAGGAGTTTTAGACATAGAGAAGCAGGAGATGCAAGAGCGAAAAAGAAAAAGAGCAATAGCGGTATTGAATTATGAGAAAGAAAGAGGAAACAATGGAAATTAAAGATATGACACTCGAAGAAATTCGAACACGAAAAGCAGAATTAAAAGATTTCGATATAGAAAAAGCAACACTTGAAGAAATCGAACAAAACACAGAAGAATTAAGAAACTTGAATGATCAAGAAGCTGCGACATTGAAATTCATCGAAGAAAGAAAAGCAAAAATAAACGCAGTGGTGAATGATCAGACGTTACCGGTTATTGAAAGTTTTGAACAAGAAAGAGGAACTAAACAGATGGAATTTACACCAGAAACAGTATTGAAATCAAAAGAATATCGTTCAGCATGGGCAAAATCTTTAATGATGCAGCCATTGACAGAAGTTGAAAAAAGAGCAGTAGGAACAGCTTTAACAACAACCGCAACAACTTATGTAGGCGCAGGAGCTGGAGCAGATGGCGTTAACAACGGTGGGTTGTTCATTCCGGAAGAAGTAAATCTTGCATTAATGGAAGCAATTTCTTTAGCCTCTCCATTCTTTGCAGATATTGCAAAAACAGCAGTATTAGGAACAATCAAATTCCCTTATCGCAAATCTGGTTCTGGCGCAGAAGAAGCAGTTGAAGGAGTATCAAATGTAGATGGCCAAGTTGAATGGGCATATCTTACACCTACAATGCTAGAAGTTTCTGAAACTATTAGAGTGACGTGGAAACTTGAAGCTATGACGGTTGATGGCTTTATTAATTACATTACAGAAGAGTTGGCAACACAAATCACAGAAAAAATTGCAAATGATGTTTTGTATGGCGACGGAACAGGCACAGTAACAGGCGTAACAGTCGGAGCAATTGACGGTGAATATACTATCGGTGTAGAAACAGGAAACGTTATTGACGTTCTTGAAGCTATTGAAGCTGGCATTAAATTAGTCCCTAAAAAATACAAAGCCGGTTCTAAAATTTACATTGCTCAAGACATCATGGAATCAATCTCATTTATGCGTGATTCAAATGACAACTTTGTTTACTCTCCAATCAATAGTGGCGGTATTAACTCAATCGCAACTTATCAAGTCGCTGTTGACCCTTATTTAAACGCAGGCGATTTCATTATTGGTAATGGTAAATACTATAAATTTAATCAAAACGAACCTTTGTCAATCACTAGAGATGTTTCAGGGAAACAACGTATTAATGATTACACAGGTTATGAAATTGTATCAGGCGCACCACAACCAGGAGTTTTTGTTTATGGAAAAAAGTCTGCTTAAGCGTTACTCCAAAAACGAAAACATTTAGAAAACAAGAAGGATTACAAGAAGATGTTACTTTTGATGTAAGCGGACCAACAATTTTAAGCATTCAAAACGGATCAAGCACCATAAACAAAAGTAACTATACAGTTGCGGACACGACGGTGACTATTTTAGCAAGCTATCTTGCAACGCTCGTTGATGGGACAAAAACATTTACGTTTAAGTCAAAAACAGATGCAGAAGCAGTTACCGTTGTTGTTCAGTCGGAATGAAATAAGGGGATTTGATTCCCCTTTGCTTTTTTAGAGGGGAGTGTCAAATGGATTTACTTTATAGCACAAAATTAGCACTTAGAATTGGCACAAATGATTTAGACGATGAAGTTCAGAACGTGATTGACTCATGCTTGCTAGATCTAAAGTATTCAGGCATTAAAAATAGAGACGAAGTTGACCCGCTAATCAATCGGGCAGTGATTGTCTATGCTAAAGCAAATTTTGGTTTTAATGAAGACAGTGAAAAATATCAAAATGCCTATAATATGATAGCTAACAAGCTTGCGTTGATTGCAGAATATAACACAGAGGTCACACCGTGATAGGATATAACACATGGGACGCGAAAGTCGAGCTTGGGCAACTCGTTGAAACAAGCAATCATGGTGAAACAATACAGTCATATGAATGGACTCCTGTATTTGCAAATGAAGAATCACTTACACGATCAGAATTCTATCAGGCAGCGAACGCAGGACTTAAACCCGAAGTGATGCTCAAAATACACGCTTACGAGTTTGACAACCAAGAAAAAGTGAAATACAAAGGCAAAACATACACTATTTTAAGAACATACGAGAAAGGCGATAACGTTGTTTTAACGCTATCGGCAGTGGTGGGAACATAATGGCACGAAAACAATTTACTTTTGAAAATAACACAGGCAAAGTTATCGAGCAAATTAAAGAAAAGCCGCAAAAGGTTTTGAATATTGTAGGCCGAAACCTCATACGAGAAATAAGACCAACGATCAAGAAACGGACAGGACGATTAAAAAAGGCAAGTAGCTTGAGTTACTGGGCACGCAAGCAGGAAAAAGACTTATTAATTGGATTCAAACTTTTCTATGCACCATTAGTTTATGGTCGAGAAAATGACCCAATTAAACCAATCGTTTTGAAAAATGCAGAGATTATACAGCAGATGGTCAAAGAAGCGCTTGACGAGATCAGCAAGAGGTAATCATGGACATTAATAAAGTATCAGATACAATTTATGATTATTTGGCGACAAAGGCAGAGCGAGTTTACACGAAAGTTCCGCAAAGTCCTGTCTTTCCATATGTTTATTTTAGAATAGACACGATTACAGACACGTGGCCAAGCGTAGACGCCTACTTATATATTGATGTGTTTGAAGACGCGAATGCAAGCATTAGAGCGATTAGAATGTTAGCAGATACGTTACAAAGTGAGCTAGAACAGAAGGTTATCATTACAGACGGCTTAAATATGCGTTTTAGCCTAGAGCAAAGGCAATATGTGCCGAGTGAAGATTTAATAGATGCGCAAATGATAGACTTAAGATACGTATTACGAATTTATTTTGATTAAAGGAGATATGAAATGGCAGATAAAATATTATTAGGACACGGAAAATTCACTGTTGGTGATGTCCCGATTGGGTTAACTCGTGGCGGTGGTTCGTTCGTGGTTGAACGAGAATTTAGAAATATTGAAGCAGACGGCGATAAAGGACCTGTAAAAGGTAGAATTGCACTCGATACAGAAACAGCTAAATTGACGCTTAAGGCACTTGACATGTTTACAGCGGCGGATATGACTAAGTTTTATCCAAGTTTAGCACTAACAACAGACAAATTAACTAGCACGTTAGCAATCACAGAAACTGATCACGTAAATATCAATTGGGTTGGTAAAACATTAGACGGACAGGCAGTCACTATTAATTTAAATAATGCAATTAACATGGGCAACATTGAATGGACTCTTGAAGACAAAAACGAAGTTGTTCCAGAACTCGAATTAACAGCCTGCTATGATCCTTCGGAAATGGGCACAGCGCCATGGTCGGTACAATTTGCGTCAGCGTAAGGTGATTAAATGAGTATGATTGTTAAAGAATTTGATTTAGATAATGTTTTTATGTTGTCTGAAATTATCGATAAAATGGGATTGACGGTAAAAACGGACAAAATAGCCGGAAAAGTTAAAACAACAAAGCTTGAAGATGTTAAAGATGCCACAACAATTGGCAAAGAAGTCATTGTAGCGGTCGGCGCAGATTTGGCAGTCGACTTTGTGAAAAATATCTACAAAGCACGACCACAAGTTTGCAAATTCATTGCAGATTTGACCGATACGGAAGTCAAAGATGTTAAAAAAATGGGTCTTAAAAAACTAAAAACATTCTTTGTTGAATTAGTTGGCCAAGAGGACTTTCAAAATTTTTTCGAGTAAGCAAGTCAGCCAACCAAGTTGACGTTATAGACTTGCTATTAAAACGATATGGAAGCATTCAGTACATTTTAAAAATGCCTTATCGCGACGCTTTAAAATTAATCAAGAAAGCACAAAAACAGAACCAGAAAGAAATGCTATTTGACCTCTATGCAAGTGCTTATCCACATATGACAAAAGAAAACTACATGACCTTTGAAGACTTTTTAGAAAAATCAACAGGCGAGTATAAAAATTACAACAGCCAAAGCACAGAAGAATTAATGGCAGAAATAGAAGAAATTGAAGAAAAATTTAAAGCATCTAAATAATTTTAGGTGCTTTTTTAAAATTGAAGAAAGGAGGTACACATGGAACTATTCAAACTGTTCGGAACAATCATGGTAGACAGCTCCAGTTCAGTTAAGACCTTAAAAGAATTTGACAAAAAAGTAAATGTCACTCAAGGCAGCTCGCAAGCGGCGTTTAACAAAATTGGAGCCTTCGCGACCGCCGCTGGAAAAACAATGGCAAAAGGATTGGCTATTGGATCGGCAGCACTTGGAGCATTAACGGTTAAGGCATTAAGCGCGACA